AGCTGCGGCAGTCCTTGGTGGTACATCATGTCCGAGTCCTTGATGATAGGTATTCCGGAATTTATGTGATTGTGACTGTTACGCTACCCACGAGTCCAGCAGAGACCGTTCCAATTGGTTCTGCCGACAGTGAAGGCACTGTCAAACTTGACACCATATCAACCGTAAGAATGACAGACGGAATAGCCGGTCCTACGGTTGGCGTGTTGTTGTGTTCAAGCAGGATGTTGGTGTCGTTGCCTGCCCACATCAACTGAAAGAAGTCTCCGGCATTCATGGTCAGCATGAAGTTCCACGCCGCTACTACTGCTGCGTTTGATCCTTGAAGCGTCACTTGCGTGTTAGAGCTAGGAACATTGACTCCGTTGACTCTTGCCCAGAAGAAGGCATCCCCAGCACTAGCGTTGGTTTTGATGACCTGAGCGGAGAACTCAAAGTTATACACACCGTCATACGGCACGACAATCTTTGACCCGTCCTGAATAATCACACCAATCTCAGACTCAATTTGGTTGACCGTAACAGGATAAGGAGTGTTGGTCGCAGCAAGAGTCTGGTCTACGTTACTGAAGTAACTTCCGTGAGGCATTGCTAGGAGATGGCCAGACCCAATGAAGTTTCCGCCGTAGAAGTTCAAGGCACGATATGACTGCGCCTGATTCGGTGCAGAAGAGTCCAGCAGGTTGAAGTACAGCGTCAAAGCGCGAATCAACTGATGGACGTAACGCTTGTCGTACTGATCTCCCGGCAAAGGGAGCGGCGGCGCTCTGAAGTTTTCCAGAGCCATTTAGCGCCTTCCATCCTTGGTGACATCTAAACGAGGAGAGCCAAGTTGCCAAGTAACACCTAGACCATCAGATTGAATTTTGAGCGCCATCTGCCTGGCTCTGGCTCGTATGAATATCTGATCCGTATAGACATTCACAGAGCTTTGTACAACTGCTTGGTTATCAAACGCATCGTCTTGATATTGAGATCCGGGAAAGTTCCTTGGTCTGATCATAAAATCTACAGCCGGGGTTTCAGCCGTTGACCCGCTGAAGTCAACATCGGGTATGACCCTTCGGCTCAACATGAAGTTCTCACCATCTCCAAGGTCAAAGTCAGAAGACTGGATGTACGCCTCCATCGGAGCGCCGTTTGCATCCACCCCCCGCTCATGATCGTAGAGGATGTTCTCTGTTCCAACGGCTTGCGGGTACTCGCGTTGCGCTGCGTCTAGCCATGCCGTCCGATCCATCGTTCCAAAGTGCCACACTTTCTCCAGATAGTTGTAGACGACATAGCTATCGTTGAATGTTGCCGTAGCACTAGGATAGAACCACCATATCTCATGAAACGCCTCGTTGGTTCCAGAGACGACTTGATCCGTCTGGCTGTAGTTCAGGTTGTTAAACACATAGTTCCGCAAGGTACAGGGGAGCGTTTCCACGACACCACCATATGCGTAGAACTTGTCTGCGCCCATCCAATACGTCACGTTGTTCGCGGTCGATACAGACCGAGGACTCATGATAGAGATGTTGTCTGCGTACTCTTGTAAGTCAAAGATGTCTGTTGTTCCAAGGTACTGGAATGAGTACAAGTGGGTATCTGTGAAGACTAGGATGGTTTGCCGAGTGGGAAGCGCCCGAACGATACGCGAACCACGCGATACTCGACGAAACCCCGCGCTGCTCAGAGTGCCAGTAGACGGCACAGTTACTGCACCTGGAGTCCAGAACTCCGGCGCATCCTGAGATGCCCACCGGATGAGCATCGGATCAAAGTCAGTAGATGACGTAGACCCGTATGGAATGCAACCAAACGCCAACAGATGTCGGTCGTTTTGAGAGACCAAGCATTGCATTACCTCGCCAGGCACATCTGCTGCGCCAGCTAGATCCGACAGGTAAATGGCTCTTGACGACAATGCTGTGCTAATTGCTCCGGTGGTGCGTTGCCAATAAAACAACGGACCATCTCGGTAGTTCATCACCAAGTCATTGTCAAACTGGTCAAAGAACCAGTCTCTTTGCTGAAGAAGGATTGGCGATGACGAGCCAAGACCCCAGGGCACCGTTCCCCAGGTGGACGTTCCCCATCCGTAACCAAACGTGGCCGAGTCGTATCCAACAGCAATCTCATAAGAACCGACCACGGACGCACCACCACTACCCACATCAGAGGCGTTGGCAGTGACCGCCGCCCCGGTCGTGGGACTCTTGGCCACAATGGTGTATTGACTGGCACTAACAACAGTCGCAATCTCATAGTTTTGATTAAGGACTGCTGCGGTGATGTTGCCGCCCAACGACACAGCGCCGCTAAACGTGACGTAGTTGCCTGCTACAGCATTGGAGTTTGTATCATAGACCGTGATGGACGAACTACCGTTGATGGCCCCAAAGGTTACGTCACCGGCCGCAGTAATGCTTGCATACGGCGTGATGTCGTAATACTGAGCGCCAACCTCAATGTAGACCTTCTTGCTGGTTCCCAGAGCCAAGAGGTTGTCGCTAAAGCTGGTGACCCATCCAAACAGTTGACGGCAAACACCCAGAAAGGTCTGAGACGTGGCCGCAAGCCACCCGCCTAGCTTCTGTGGGTACCCAGAACGAAACCGAATCTTGTCGCAGTCAAACCATCCACCCTCATTGGTGTAGTTGGTTTGATCGCGGTTCAATCCCGCTCGAAACTGAAGTTTGACAAAGGCCATCTGACTTCCTTAGTAAGCTATTAACCAACCCGCAAGGCTGGCCAAGCAATGTCAAACGGAAATCCTGACTGGGATGGGAGGTCTCTAAGAGCCTGACGGTAAGCCGCCCATTCCGTCCTGTCAACCGGCGCATCAGGAAGTTGCGTCCAATCAGACTGCGTGAGCAAACCATCACGCTGCTTGCGTACAGCCGTGGCCCGTGCATCACGGATCTTCTGCTGCTCGTCTATCGGCAGGGCAATCACGCCCCACGACTGCTTCCAGGTGCCGTTTGCGTGGACTGGAGATAGTTCGACGATCTGTTGTGTGTGCCGGTCAAACCCTGGCAACGACGTCGCTTCAACCGCAGCGTAGCCGTCCGGCACAAAGCTGGGAGAGTCCGGATAGCTGGTGTGGGGGTTCTCAGCACGAACAGAGTAGATCGAAACCGGATACTGAAGTGTTTGAAGGTTGATTAGGTTCATGAGAAGTCCTTATGAGGCAAAGACATAAGCGGCTCCAGCTTGTGATGTTTCTCCGTCAGCCCCAATAACAACCACAGACGCACCAGCCGACATAGTGACTGAGGTGCCAAAAAAATCATTGGATGCTAAGTCGCTGGCAAGAATTTTTTGTTTTTGAGTCCATGTCACGCCAGATCGTGTAAACACATATGCCGCGCCGTTGTTTAAGTACGGCGGTGTAGTTTCAGAATATGCGCCAACGACGGCTATGTTTCCATCAGCAGACACCGCAACTGATCGACCAAAGTTGTCGTCCGTATTAGGGTCGCTGGCAAGTAGTTTTTGTTGTTGTGTCCACGTTGATCCGGATCGAGTAAAAACATATGCCGCACCGTTACTAAGAGTTGGAGACGTATCCTCAAGGTCTGCTCCAACAACCGCCGTATCGCCGTTAGATGAAAGCGCGACAGATATACCAAACTGATCTGACGATGCTAAGTCATTAGCAGTAAGTTTTTGTTGTTCCGTCCAAGTTGATCCAGATCGTGTAAAAACGTATGCCGCACCATTTTGCACCGATGGCGATGTGTCTTCACCAATTGCGCCTATGATTGCGGTGTTGCCGTTTGATGACAGCGCGACCGACGTTCCAAAAAAGTCATCAGAGGCAGCGTCGCTTGCTGTTAACTTTTGCTGCTCCGACCATGTAACGCCTGATCGCGTAAACACATACGCTGCTCCATTATCCGCGCTGGGTGATGTATCTTCTCTGCGCGCTCCAATAATTGCCGTATTTCCGTCGGCAGACAGTGCAACAGCGCATCCAAACAACGCATTTGACTCAGAATCGCTTGCTAACAATTTAGCTTGTTGCGACCAGACAGATCCGGACCGTGTAAACACATATGCAGCACCGTTATCAGTATTTGGAGAAGTATCCTCTGCCCCAACAATCGCGGTGTTGCCATCAGATGACATAGCGACTGCAATACCAAACAATGCACTGTCTTCAGGATCGCTAGCTGTTAGCTTTTGTTGTTGTGTCCACGTTGCGCCGGCTCGAGTAAAAACATAGGCTGCACCATTTTGAAAATACGGCGACGTATCTTCGCCATACGCCCCAACAATTAAGACACTACCATCTGACGACAACGAGACAGCCGCCCCAAAAAAATCCGCTGTTGCCGCATCACTTGCAACAAGTTTTTGTTGTTCTGTATAGGTGCCAGACGCACTATCGTTGCATCCAACTAACATCTTAAGCATCACGCATTCCCCACGCGAGCGCCGTATAAAACCGTGCTGACCTTCCACAGCACGATGGCTGTATACCCCGTGGTGTTAAGGGTCGGGGCGTTTCCTAGATTTGTCTTCCACGTCACACTCGGCCAAGTAATGGTGTACGCCGTACCGTCGTCAATCATCAGGAGCACCGCCTCGCCAGACGCGAGCGAGTCGGTTGGCGTGGAGTTGCCAGACAACGTCCAAGTCTGAATCCCGCCGTTGGATGGATCAAGCGCAGGCGTTGTGCCTGACAAAGCGTAGACCGTCTCTTTTGTGGCCCCGCCAATGGTCAATTCCGCAACCGTTGTCGTACCCGTCATGGTCGGACTAGCCGCCAAAACGATTCCGCCCGACCCGGTCACATTTTGACCAAACGCTGTTGCGACCCCGGTCCCGAGACCGCTTAACTTAGCAGCGTCCGTTGTTGAAATCAACACGAAATCTGATCCACTCCAGGCAACAAGAGCTGCTTGCGAGGCCGAAATTGTCACGCCTGTGGTAGCCGATCCTTTGACCACCACCGGGCTATCCGACCCATTACGAACGATGTACCACTTGCTAGTGCTAGGGGCGACGATGTTTCTTGAGGTGCCTGGACTGCCCGTGACCAATAGAATGGCCATACGAGACTGATCAGCCGCACCATTGTTTTCTGTCAGCGTGACGTTGCCGCTACCAACGTTAATGGTGGCCGCATTGGCTACGGCGTCTTCCAACAACGAGGTGATCTGGTCATTGACAACATCGCCCCACGCGCCGGATTCGGTCCCGGTAACAGGCTTTGCCAGGCCGAGAAGGGTGGTGTAATTGATCGTCATGTTTACCCCTACGTTACAAGCTCTGCCCAGGTTGATGTCTGGGTATCGTTAACCGGAGTCCACGCCGACCCCTGGCTATCATTGATGTTTGCCCAGTTGGGCGTTTGATTGTCTGGAATCAGACCCCACACTAGGGCTGCTCCAACCTGTCCAATCCCCGCCACGCCCACCGGGAACACAGTGCAGCCACCAGTAACAACAACAGACCCGACTTGGCCGGTAGCTGAGACGCCTGTTACAACAACCGGCGTAATCAACTCTATGGTAACCGAGCCGACCGCTCCTGTCGCGCTTACGCCCGTGACAGTGACGTTTGCACCGGCAGCTATTGCGACAGAGCCCACCTGCCCCGTGGCAGACACGCCCGTTACAGAAAAGTCGGCGTCACCAGTAACCGTTACAGACCCAACCTGCCCAGTGGCCGATACGCCGGTGACTGGTACATCCACATCTATGCCAACAACAACAGAGCCTACTTCTCCTGTTCCAGATACCCCAGTTACAGATACCGCAACGCCCTCACCAACCGTAACAGCACCGACTTGGCCTGTGGCCTGAGTGCCAGTAAGACTGACATTTGCATCGCCTGTTATCGTGACCGAGCCGACTTGGCCTGTAGCAAACACGCCTGTTAACGTGACATTGGCGTCGCCAGTGGCTTGTGCGTCCCCAACCTGACCAGTAGCTTCTAAGCCTGTGACGGATACGTCAATACCCGTTTCGACCACTACAGCTCCAACCTGACCTGTAGCTTCGAGCCCGGTAACAGCAACATCGGCCGATCCAGTAACTTGTGCTGACCCAACTTCTCCAGTGGCTTGTAGTCCAGTAACAGAGACATTAGCGTCGCCTGTAACTTGAACCGCACCGACTTGCCCAGTCGCAGAAACCCCAGTGACCGATACGTCTGTGCTGGTTTCAACCGTGACGCTTCCGACGTTTCCGGTCGCGGTAACCCCCGTGACGTTGACCGATACGTCTGTGCTGGTTTCAACCGTGACGCTTCCGACGTTTCCGGTCGCGGTAACGCCAGTCACGTTGACCGTGACATCGACCCCGGGAGGCGCGGCAAATACCCAGCCTAGACTGCCGTTGTTGGTGGAATTAGCGCCAGCGTACCAAGTCATAGCGGATATGCCCTCACGCCCGTGATGGTGAGGTAGTCTACCGATATATCACCCGCTCCGGTATGCACGAGCGTCGCCGGAGAACTGGCTGAAGTCCCCTGAACCGTCAACACCCGCCCTGCCTCACCTGCCGCTGTCCACTGAGAGACGCGCTGGGTGGTCGTGCCGAGAGTAATGTTTGTTGCACCTGTAGCTTTGTAGGTGTTCGTGATGTCCTTGAACGTGTTGTTGCCGGAGATCGTCAGCGCCCCAGCGCCACCTTGGTCGAGGGTGATGTTGGTGTAGGCAATGCCGCCGCCAGCGAAGGTTTTGGTAGATGCGCTGGTTAGGCTGATTGTGCCTGTGCCGGTGACTGTGAGGTTGGTAGATGTGACTGTGTTCCAAGCGGTTCCAGCACCTGAGATAGTCCATGTTCCAGAACCGATAGCAATAGTTCTTGTGTTGGAATTATTACTAATAAGTGTACTAGAACCACCAGACAAGGAAACATTATATGAAGCGGCATCAAAATTTCCGCTTGTAACTGTTAAAACACCTGTCGCCGACTGGTTTAAAGTCAAAGCATCTTGCAGCGTTACAGACCCGCCCGGAGTGTTAATTGTGATTGCTTGCGTAAACGTCCTTCCAGCACTTGTAATCGTCTGACTTCCTCGCCCCGCAAACGTCATCGTTCCAGTACCCGTCAGCGTAATACCAGTACCGTTGATCCAATTTCCGTATATGTCTAGTGTCGTCGTAGACAGTGTCATCGTGTTAGTAGTACGCGCCGACATATCTATCGTGCCGATGTTGTAGGCTGCGTTGATTGTCGTCGTAGCACCTGTACCGGGGCTGGTCGATTCAAAGATGCAGGTGTCTTGGGCCAGAGGGAAGTTGTCTACAGACGGAGAACCTCCGGATGACAATGCCCAGCCTGTAGCAGACCAGTTGTTGTTTCCGGCGAGGTTCCAATACTTGTTTGCTGCTGCTGTAAACGTAATCCCGCTGTTCCCCTTGCAGTCCCCGATCCGTGTACCCGTAGCAGGTGCGGCAACACCGGCTATCGTGATGTCGCGAAAGTCTACGTCGGTCAGGCTGACGGCCGCGCAGGTCAGGGTGCGGGTCGTTCCGATAGTGTCGGAACGGACAAAATGCCGCATCGTGGCGTTGGTTCCAGCGGAGAGCGTCAGGGTTCCGGTAGTGGTTTGATTGGCGGAAATAACAATATTTTTCAGGCCAGCAGAGGTGATGCCGGTGAAAGATAGGTTGTTGAAGCTGTTTGCGCCGTTGATGGTGACGGCGCCTGCTGAGGTGCTGGTGAAGGCGACGTTGTAGAAGGTTTTGCCGTTGCCGGTAATTTGCGGATTAGTTCCAGAACAATTAATTTGGGATGTGCCAGCAATAAATGTAAAGTTAGCAGAAGCGGTTTCTCCGGTACTAAAAAATATTGGTGACGCGCCTGACAACAAAACTGTAGCAGAGCCAAAATCTGCTGTTATTGAATTGAATGTAGATGCAAAGAACCGGCCAGCAGTTAAATTGTAGGTATCAAGATCAAACAACCCATTCGTTATCGTAATGTCGGACGAGCCATCATTCAAAGCACTTCCCAGCGTCCACTCGCACCCAACCCCATTTACCGTAATGGCTGCCGATAACGCCACCCCATTCGTCGTCAGCGTCTTACCTGATGTTGATCCTGTCAGAGTGATCGCACCCGTATACGTCCTCGTCAGCCCCGTAGCTGGTAGCGTCACGTTGCCGTGAATACCCACGATTGCAGTCGATCCGGCCAACGTCACGTTGCCAACAAGAGGCCCAGCAATGGTCAGAGCCTTCATCCGAATCCCGCCGGTCACGGCGTTCACTGTGGCCGTGTAGGCCGTAGCGTTAGACAGGCTGTCGAAGACAACGTCGTCGTGACTGCGAGGCACAGAGAACCCACTGCTTCCACCCGATGCGTCAGACCATCTCGCAGTGTCGCTCCAGTTGCCTGTACCTCCGACCCAGTAGCGCGTAGAGTCAGCAGGCTTGGCTGTGCGATAGACCGGAGCGGCTGCGGTTCCAGTGCTGTTGGCTCCAGCGTAGAACTCACCGGGGGAGGTCGCGGCAAAGCCAACGCTGCCCATCGCAAGGTAGTCAATGCTATTGGTACACGCGCCAGCGAGGGTGTGAGAAGTGCTTGAACCAGTCAGCGTGACCACGTTACCCACCGTACCTGTAACTGTCCAAGCGCCAAAAGTTTGTGTGGTTAAACCAAAGGCGATGGTGTGGGCTACTGTTTTGGTTGAGGCAAGTTCGGTAAATTGGTTGTCGCCGCCGATGGTCAGGGTAGATATGCCTGTTGCGCCGCCAATGGTGAGTTTGTTGTATGAAAGACTGCCGCCTGTAAATGTTCTAGCAGCGACGGTTGTGTCGGACAGGACAATATTTGCGGTGCCCTTAAAAAACGCACCTATATTAGAAGGTAAATTAAAGACTGATCCAGTGCCGGATAGAG